ATCTGCACGGATAAGTGACCCGTCCGCCTGCACGCGAGATCGTAACAACACCATCCTCCAGCGGCTGCCGCAAAACCTCCATGGTCTGAGTGGAGAATTCCGGGAGCTCGTCAAGGAAAAGTACACCCCTCGCACGGGTTCAAGCTGTTTATGCCAAACGGTTAGATAACTCCATATTGCCTTGCGGTGGGGTACTTACCCCGGTGTTAATTACCCCAACCCCAGGGGTAGCCGTTATGGGGTAAATTCACCCCACTAAAAAAGGAACTCCAGAAAACTATTCAATTCTCCTGGGGTTCCTAATCATCCTTTCTATTATAATCACTTCATTCGCATTTTTCAACTGGTGCGGACGCTCCGAGAAAAATATTCTACATTATATCGTGCTTTTACCGTGTTTCTTCCTATTATAAGGCGAATGTAAAAAGAAATAGTGCCGATGGCAGCAAACGCTACCACCGACACCCCTCTATTTATTCGTTAGCCTTACGAGTGAAACGCTCGTACACTTCCGCAGTTTTGAGATCAAAGACGATAGCCTTATCCTCCTTACTCAACACGCCCTTGGCACGATATTTCACTCCCTTCTCCCAAGACGGCATCATGGCACGAATCAGATCCACCATGACAGCGTTCTGATAAATGATGGAAGCCTTCTGGGTCTCCTTGTCAGCGGAGAACTTGATGACATTGCTCTCATTGCCCTTGGCAACCTGGATAGCGATACGCTGACCAGCATCATCCATCAGCACACGGACGAAAGCCGGATACCCCAGTTCGATAGCGACGGGCTTAGTGAACCGCATCTTGCTATCCTCAATGATAACGCAAGCAGGCTCAGTGGTTTTTGTTATCTCGATTACTTTGAAATTGTCTAACATACTCATGGTTTATTTATCCTTTCTTCTTATAACGATTTTCGATTCCCTCGCGCACCTGTGGAATGTCTTTTGCTTTCCAGTTAGGGTCCAGCACCAGGAATCCTTTCAGCTTGCCACGCTTATGCCACTGCAAACTGAGTGGCGGAGGTGGCGGTTTCTGTTTTCCACGCCTGGTATACACTTTGTTTTTGAGACGGTTCTGCACCTCAAGCCAGTCCTCTCTGGACACAATGGCTGGGTGGTAGTCTCGCATCATGTACTGTCGCTCTTGGCCTGTATTTTTTACAGAGCGATGCGTTAAGCAATCCGGCGTGTAGGTTTTCTGCATAAGGACGTCACCGCAATACTTCTCATTCTTCAGTATTCCATAGACTGCACCAGGCGTCCATTCGGTCAGTCCTTTTACAGTAGGGATGCCAAGGGCTGTGAGGCTCTTAGCAATTTCGGGACCAGAAATCTCATTCAAGTACGATCTGAAAATGTACCGCACGACCTCCGCTTCCTCTTGCACAATGAAAATGGTGCCAAATTCATCCTTGTCATAACCCAGTATGCACCAGGTCGGAAACAGAGGAATGCCACGGGAGAACCGATTCCTGCAAGCCCATTTGATAGCCTCGGACTTATTCTCGGATTCTCCCTGTGCCACAGAACTCAACAGTGCCAGCATGGCATCGGTGTTTCTGTCAGTGGTCGTGATACCTTCGTTCTCAAAAAATATAGCAACAGGAGGCTCCTGCTGCTTTAGTTTTCTGGCGATGGTCAAGCAGTCCAGCGTATTTCTGGCAAAACGGCTGATGGATTTGGTGATAATCAGATCGATTTTTCCAGCCTCACAGTCTGCAATCATCTGCTTGAACTGCTCACGGCGATGGATGTTCGTTCCGCTTATGCCCTCATCAGCGTAGACACCGACCAATTCCCAGTCTTCTCTTTTTTGAATGTACTGTGTGTAATACTGCACCTGCAATTCATAGCTTCCAGCCTGGGCTTCCTGACCTGTGCTGACACGGCAATACGCTGCCACTTTTAGGATCTTTGGCGTGTCGGCAGTCAAGTCCCTTATAGCCGGAATGACTTCCACCTTAGCTTCTTCCGTATAGGCGTTCTTGATTTTATCTTTCGCAGCCTTACGCTTTTCAGCCTTAGTGCCAGCCTTCCACTTCGTAGTGGGTGCTGCCAACACACCTTGCTTTGTCTGTTTCATCATCTCACCTCCAATCCCACGATAAGGCGCACCGTGTAGAGGATACCTGCCTCCTCTGGGGCTATTAAATTATAGCAACAAGATGCGTCTTTTCATATTGCAAAGTAATTCTGTTGGAATTATGTCTGGAACGCAAAAAAGTCCCGCACCACCCAGTTACGAGTGGCACGGGACCGTGCGTCATGTTATTTATTCAATTCGGAAAACTGAAATTTGCTCAATCGTCAATACTGTTCGTAATATCAAATACACCAACAATTTTATTACAATACTTACAGAAGTGAGCATTAGAAACTTTGGTTTCGCTCAGTAAGATACTTGTTTTGCCAATTGTGCGGAGCCCTGTATACACAACGCGTTTCAGTCCCTTTTTTTGAAATTGCTCCATAGGAACCCAACCAGGGGCAACGCCATCAATTATCAATCCACCCTCTTGCATTTCGTTATTGCAAATTGGACATTTCATGCGATTATTCTCCTTTGCTAAATTCAAATTCTCTTAGTATGCATTCTGGATAAGGCTCATGTCAGTACCCATCTTATTGGCGTTATCGGACATATCCGTAATCGCCATATCTGCATACTTCACTGCCTTTTCCGTATCACCGCCCAGAGACTGAATCAGCGATGCAGAGAAAGAAGTGACCGTTTCCATATAGTCATTGGCAGACATACCAGCGGTCTTATAGGCATTGGCGGCATAGGTCTGGAGTTCCTGGGAGGACTCTTTGAACAGAGTATCTACACCACCGACCAACTGCTCATAGTCAGCATAGGCAGCGATGACTTCCTTGCCCAGAGATACAGCCGCCGCACCAGCCGCCACAGCCACTGCGCCCATCGCCGCACCGATGCCCTTTAGGACACTGCCCAGGGACTCAAACTTGCCCTTGGACTTGTCAGCAGAATCGGCGGCATCATCGATTTCCTCGCCCATATCATCGGCACTGTCAGCCACATCGTCCATCTCACGCTCGGCATCATCCAGAGCCGCATTGTTACGGTCGAGTTCCCTCTCCATATCGTTCAGGGTGGCCGTGGCATTGTTCAGCTGGATCTGCCATGCTTGGGTTCGGCGGTCATTCTCGCCGAAGGACTCCGCAGCGTTAGCAAGAGCCGCGCGAAGGGTCTCAATTTTCTGCTTCTGGGCTTCGATCTCTTTATTCAACACCTGGTTCTGGGCGGTAAGGGCTTCCACAGAATTGTCGTTTTTATCAAACTGGGACTGTACCACCTTCATCTCCGAACCCAGGACTTTGAAGGACTGGTTGATTTCAGAGAGGGCCTTTTTGAACTCTTTCTCGCCCTCAAGGCCAATTTTCAGGCCAAAATCATCTGCCATCTAAACCACCTCCTTCATCAGATGCCGTCTGGGATAATGTCATCGATGAACATCTCCCGTTTGGGTTTTGCCAGCCCGTTATACTGCTTGTGGCATTCCCATAGGTCGAGTAATAAGCCAAACGGCATTAAGCCCACCTCATCCATTGTCAGATGCAGGTGGGCGATGCCGTAATATAAAAGCCGGGTAAATAACTCCTCGTCACTTACCCGACCTGTGCGTTTTTTGAGTCAGTCTCGCTTTCCACATTGCGCTTGGTGCCCTTGTAGAGAGCCTCGGTGATTGCCACCTTATAGCTCGCCAGATCCACGGGCGTGGTGAGCAGTTCCACCATCTCCTCGGTGAGCAGTTCCTTCGGTTCATCCTTGTGCTTGAGGTTATGCACCAGAATGGACTGGTTCGCCAGAAGCGTAATGAGCCAGACGATCTCGCCGATAGCCATTTCAAAGTTCTCGGATTTCATCAGCTTATCGCCCAGGTTCTCCAGACCGCCGTAACGGCCGGCGATGTCCTTGGTTGCCTTAGTGGTCAAAAGCAGGGTGTATTCCTCATCGCCAATGAGGATATTTGCAGTTCTATCCTGTGTCATAGGTCAGTCCTCCTTATTCAGATGCGGCGGCAGCATAGGAAGGCTCATACACTTCCTTGTACCAGTTGGTAATGGTGTCAACGGATACAGCAGTATCACCTTCGGTGACCTCTGCCTTCCAGGGGTGCTTGCCCTTACCGTCCACCTTGTTACGGCGAAGGATGGTACCCTCAATGGTAGGCGTAGAGAAAGTGATGCTGTCGCCCTTGGTGGCAAGGTTCGTGGCAGGAATGCCGAACTTGACACGATAGAGCCAGTAATACTTATATTTGCCGTTGGACTTCTTTGCACGGAAGCCGACTGCAACAGGGTCGCCGCCGTCCTCGCTGGTAGAAACCACAACGCCATTTTCGTCAATGGTCGCGCCAGTCAGATCGGATGCAACGGACGCACCAATGTCATCCACTCCAAGGGACAGCGTACCGCTTTTGAACTCCTTGACGATTTCAGCCGCACCGTCATCTGCGTAGAGCGTAGCTTCAGCCAGTTCCACGGAGAGTTCGGCACTCATTGCCTTTGCCAGCTGCACCGGGGTTGCATAGGTTTCACTGCCATCCTCACCCTCGGTGATCTTGGAATAGTACAGTTTATCAAGACCGATAGTAGCCATAGGTTATTCCTCCATTTCATAGTGTTTGGCTACATCCACCGCATAGTGGTGATAGCCGTTTTCAGTTTCATAACCGACATATCTGCGGTCGGTTATCGTAAAATCATGAGCCAGGAGCGTTTTCACGATGATGTTTTTATCCTTCATGTAATTGCCCTGGGCGTATAGTGAAATCCGTGCCTCCTGCACATCAAACGCTGGTGCGTTATCCGCATGGAGCCCGAATGTATCAACAATCGGCACTACCACGATATACCGCTCCGGGGCTTTGTCTTTGAACACACCAGTTTCCAGCGGAATACCCAGAGGGGTCAGTGCCGATTGAATGTCAGATAATACACTCACAGTTTCTTGACCTCCTCATCAAATTTCTGCTGCATCGCCGCAATACACGCCGACTTGGATGCAGACTTGGCTGGTTTCAGAAAAGGCTTCGCTGGCTGACCGTGCTTGCCATATTCCAGAATGTTGGCAATCATGGCATTACTCTTGCCGTCAGAACGCGGCTCTGCAAAACCGATCTTGATGTTGTGGTTGCCCTGTTTGTCCACCTTTACCGGGGTCACGCCCAGGGATGCTTCCAACTCACCCGTGGACTGGGACGGATGCTTTGTTCCGCTGCCCACCACGGCTGAGAGGTTGCTGCTGACCTTCGCCAGAACCACCTCACCGCCAGCTTCCAGAACCTTTTCCGCAACGGCATCTGTATTGGACTGTAGCCTGGAAAACTTCAAAAGGAAGTCCTCCGGCATTTTCACATCAACTTTTGCCATTGGTAGCCACGCTCCTTTTCGCCAGCACCTCCACATACATTCCTCGGCCTTTCACATCCTCAACAGAGGTAATGTCATAGCGACCGCCATCACAGACCAGAACATGATCTGTGGTGATAGTCAGCCCAGGGATACAGCGGAAGCGGAAAAGGTCGGTCGCCTCCGAGAACGCAGCGAGGTTTGCCCACCGCTGGGAACCGTGGCAACCTTCCCGATATACACGGACAGAGGCGAGGACTTCATCCACCGTAGTAGAGAATCCCTCGCTGTCCTTCACGTACTTGGTTTCGATGATATCCGCAAAACCGTTCATCATTCCATAACTCATACTCACACCTTCCATTCCCGGTCGAGGCGAAGAAGCAGGTTCACGGTCTCCCAGACCTGCTTTCCAGCCTGGACACTATCCGCAAAAAAGCCGCCCGTGCTGCCGTCCCTGGATTCATAGAAATGAGATGCCAGCATAATGACAGCCTGTTCCGTGGTAGGTGGCATGGCGTTTTCCGTATAAGTCCCAGCCGGAATGTGCTGGTAACTCTCCGCATAAGAAACAGCGGCGGTGATGTAGCCTTTCAGCAGAGCATGCGTTCTTCACTGCTGTCACCAAGGCATACCTGGAATGCAAAGAGGAAGCAAGAAAGACCTTCGGGCGCAAAAAGAAATAAGTCCGTTTTTTAGTACACATTGTTTTTTATCATAGAAGTGATAC